GTTTAGGATATGTTCCCGGAATTCTTTGTGTAATTTCTTCTAAGAAGACTTCATCAGACTTCTTGGAATCACACATATCCAAACTTGATGGCCGACTTACTCAAAAGACGGGTAGTTGGGTAGCTCGTAATGATCCTCATACTTTTATATCTTCTTATTCACAATGGGATGTAAAGCCGGATAAGTTCTTTGATAAAACTCGTAAAACCTTCCATGTATTTATTGGTTCTTCACAACGGTCTTCAAGAATTCTTAAGCCAGAAGAAATAGCTGATTTTCCAGAGGATTCGCCTAATCTTTTAGAAGTCCCTGAATCTGTAAGGCATCACTTTGAGTTTGACATTAACTCTGCCTTACGAGAACTAGCCGGTATTTCTTCTGCACCACAGCATCTTCTTATTGAGAACCCCTTGGTACTCAAGAAGATGTGGAATAAAGAACGAATCTCTCCCTTTACAGAAGATGAGATTTATGTTGGTCTTAAAACGCCTAGAAGTATTTCTACATACTTGAGATCAGATCAATTTTACTTTGATGCTGGTTTTGCGGTCATGCCTAAAAACCATCCTGACATGCTTCGGACAATGCATGTTGACTTGTCTAAAGATGGGGATGCTACAGGTATAGCTATGGGAGGAGTTTCCTGCATTAAGGAAATCGTAGCTACTAACCTTCTAGGACAACGTATTATTAGGGCATATGCTCCAGAATTTTGGATAGATTTTGCTCTTTCTATTAAAGCCCCACAAGGGGATCAGGTAGATTATCAGAAGATCCAGCAGTTTATTAACTATTTGAAGTCAACAGGATTCAGGCTTCATTTTATTACATTTGACCGTTTCCAATCTGTAGGTCCGATGCAGATGTTAATCAAAGACGGATTTACGGTAGATAACCTATCAGTTGATAGTACGGACATTCCTTATGTCATGCTTCGTGATGCCATTTCTAATGGTAATGTAAATTCATATTATAACAAGGAATTGGAAAGAGAATTATTGAACCTTGTTCATGATTATACGGGAGCTAGAGCTAAAGTAGATCACCCTAGAATGAATCCGGATGGTACTCGTGGTAGAAAAGACGTTTCTGATGCAGTAGCTGGTGTAGTAGCCAATTCTGTAGCTATGTTAACGGATCTCAAGAAGCATCCAATGACGGCTAACGCAGACATGGCTGCTAAGATTCTTGGTGCGTTGTACAAGCATCAACCAGATTTTGGTGGTAAGGAATATTACCCGGCTACAGAAACAGAAATGATTGCTAACGCAATTGATGAATTTAATCCTTTCGTTGTTAAGTAATATAAGGATAATTATATGGCAGACTATGGTTATGGTGGTCAGACAGTAGTTACGTTAGACCAAGCACATCAGAAGGCTTCTCAACAGGTAGTAAATCCTGTCATTCAAGCATTTAGTGTCTTGTTTGGTAGATCCCCCCGTCAGATAGCTATCATGAAGGGGCAAGAAATACCCCAAGAGAAGTATTCAAGTTTTGAATCAATTGAGAACAGACTATCCAAAATCTTTACTGGATATGCTGACCTTCAATATGATAGAGCATCTAAATATCGTGATTATGACAGAATGGACTCTGCCTCTACGGAAGCTCAGACTGGACTAGATATTTATGCCGAGGAAGCTTCTCAGAAAGATGATAAGACAGGTTTTCGCGTTTGGGTTGAAGCCAAGGATAAGGCTCTTGAGCAAGAGCTTAACCAGATGATCCAGCGTATCCGTATGGAGTATAAAGCATACGGAATTTACCGTAACCTAGCAAAGCATGGAGACTGCTTCCTTTATATGCTTTTGGGAGGATTTGGTGTCCACGATGTCCAATTCGTCCATCCTTCCAGAATCGAGCGCGTTCAGGAAGACGGGCTATTAGGATTTAAGGCTCCTCAGATTGCTCAGTTCATGCCTTCTGATAACAAGGCTGGTTTATTCAAGCCTTGGGATTTCGTTCACTTTAGAGTGACGGCATTTGATCAGGAAAGTGTTTACGGAAGGTCTTTCCTTGAAGGCATCCGTAAGACATGGAAGCAGCTTTCGATGTTGGAGACTATGGTTGTTCTTTATAGAATCTCCAAGGCTGTCCAGAGAAATATTTTTTATGTTGACGTAGGGCAGGCTTCACTAACGGAAACTGCACAGATTGTAAAGGACTACGAGAAGTTCCTTAAGAACAAAACATCATTCGTTGATCCGAAGACAAACGAATTTAAGCTAGACTTCAACCCGGCCACTATTCTACAGGATATCGTTTGGCCGACTCGTCCGGGGTCACAGTCCAAGGTTGAGCAGCTACAGAATACTACCAATATCGGGCCTGTTGATGATCTTGAATATTGGAAGAACAAGATGCGTATTGGGCTTAACATCCCCAAGGATTACTTTGATGGTGAAGTAACCGGGGCTTGGAATTCCAAGGAAGCTCTTATGCTTCAGGATGTTCGGTTTAGCAGAAAGATCACCAAGCTACAGGACGCCTTCAGAGAGGGCATGATTCGTATTTGTCAGATTCACTATGCTATTACGCACCAGCAGTATTTACCTCCTGATCAGTTTATTGTCCAGCTAGGAACAATTTCTTCTATTGCTGAAAGACAGAGAGAAGAGATTCTCCTAAGAAAAGCCCAGATTTTTGAAATCTTGGCTAACATTGCTACAACCCTTGGATGGAACCGTTGGCAATGGGGTGATTATCTACTTGATGAAATCTTCCCTCTACCAGCAGAACTTCGTGCCAAGCTTATGACTCCTGACCCTGTACAGGAAATGGAGTTTGAGAAACAGAAGGAAATGGGGGCTATGAATAAAGGCCCCGGTGGACCCGGAGGAAAGGGCAAACCCGGTGGTGGTGGTTTGATGAAGAAAAAGAATCCACCTAAGAAGGCTACTGCTGACAATCTTCGTATGGGTCTTCGTTCGTTTGGGTATGGTAATGAACCTAAGAAAGTAGAGGGAGTAGATGGTCTTGAATTTAATGGAGAATTATTGGAGGAATTTCAAGAAGTGGCAGAAGACCTAATTATAAATAATGTAGCAGAAGAGATAGCCTTCCAGAAGATTGCTCCTTATCTTTTAAGTCTACAGAATGATGAGCAAAGATGGATTAATAGTCAAATGGGTATGGGTTTTGGTAAGGGTGATTTAGAGGAACTTCTAAAAGCCGAAAAACCCAAGCCTCTTATTGATTCTACTGATCCTGATAAACAAACTAAATGGAAGAAGCTACATGAAATGGGTATTTCTCCTGAATTCTTGGAGGAAGGACAATCATACGACGATCCATTAGATACCGAAGAAAATCTATTCTAAAATGAGGCAACAATGATAAATCAGAAAGAGCTATCCTCTCGTATAAGATCCAATTTAAATTACAAATACAAGGCGGCAGACATAGATCTAATTTTAAGAACGGCTGTAGATATTATATTAGATGCAGCGTCTAATGGAGAAGATACGTCTGTTCATGGTCTTGGTAAATTTTATGCTCGGTTTATTAAAGGCAAGAAGATATCCAAGACGGGAATTTCATGGTTAAAGGATAAGGAATTTATAGTTCCTGACCGATACCATCTAGGGTTCTCTCCTAGTGATTCTGCTAATAGATCTGTGGCTAAACTTATAGATAAGATCGAACAGGATGAAAAGAAGTAATGGAATTATTTCCTCTTTTAGAGAATAAAAATCTTCATACTCTTGATCTTCGTGATAGGAGTTTGTTTAAAAGAGGATTACATCATGAGTTGTCCCGACAGATTGTTGGACAAGAGCGTTGGAGACAACAAAGAGGATTTGTTCAAACGGTAGCTAAACGTTCCTTTACTTTACTTCAGAAAAAGTTTGAGAAAGATCTGAATAAGGTCATAAAAGAATTAAGTAGCGGAACATTAGACATAGCAACTGCAAAGCGTAAATCTAAGAAGGTATTTGAGGCTTATTATAAGCGAGCATACTTCTTGGGATTAAAGTCTTCTGGGTCTGGGATAGCTAGAGCTTTTTCTGATCTTAATTTTAACTTTTATGGTGATCCTGATATACACCATGCCGAAGAAAGGTGGTCAAGAATTGCGACCGCCTCTGAGTTAAAGTTTTGGGACAAATATATGGAAAACCTTGTAAGTCATGTGTCTTCAAGGTTTACAATAGAAAAGCGTATAAGATTATACGTTGATTCTTTGGAAGGACATTATAACGCGGGTAGAGT